CTTGCGTATCTTGGCGGCGGGGTCAAACTACGTCAGGGCGGCAAGCTGTCAATCGACGCCCGTGAGAAGTCGATCGTTAACGGTGTCCTCGGCAAACTGATCAACAGTCTTGAGCAGAAGAAACTGTTGCCGTTCTTCACGTCTGGTGAGTTGGACGACGACATCGCCAGGGAGCTGTGGGCCCTAGGTGAAGGGCGTGCTGGCATCACGAAAAACCAAGAAGCCCTTGGAATCGCCGAAATTATTAACGCTGCGCAAACGGAACTGGTTGGCATGCAGAACCGGGCCGGGGCACATATTCGCATGATGCCTGGATATATTGTCCGGCAGTCTCACGATGTTGGTCGAATTCGTGCCGCAGGCCAAGAAGCCTGGACGCAATTCGTACTACCATTGCTGAATGAGGAAAAGACGTTCGGCAATATGGAAGTGGCACCGTTTCTAGAAGAGGCCTACAAGGGATTTTCAACCGGTCTGCACATGAAGCAGCGCGGCGAGGAAGTTGCTGATGATGCCGCCGCCTTGCTTGGCTTTACTGGCCCTGGTAACCTGGCCAAGAAGATCAGCGCAAATCGGGTTCTCCACTTCAAGGACGCCGATTCGTGGCTGAAGTACAATGAGGCTTTCGGGCAAGGTAGTCTTCGTGAGTCCATTTTGTGGGGTGTAGAGTCAGCCTCGAAGAACCTGGCCCTAATGGAGGGCTTCGGCACGAATCCCGAGTCGATGTTCAAGACACTCATCGGTGAACTGAAAGAGGCCGCACGTAACGACCCGGAGGCGTTCGACAAGCTTAATAACTGGTCGCTTGAGGCCCTGTACAAACAGATCGATGGCTCTGCGCGTATCCCAGCAAACCGCACGCTGGCGGCCTGGGGCTCAGGCATTCGTGTACTTCAAAACCTGGCAAAACTGGGTTCGGCAGTGCTGTCCTCAGTCACGGACATTCCATTCCAGGCTGCGGCGTTGAAGTACAATGGTGTAAGTCTGTTTGAAGCCTATAGCAATGCATTCGCAAATGTACTCCGTGGTCGTGGGGATGCTGACCAGAAAGAAATTGCCCGTCTGGTAGGTTCAGGCTTCCAGGGTATTCTGTCTGACATTGCTAGTCGCTTTGCTGCTGAGGACAATATCCCGGGCCGCATGGCTAAGCTGCAGCAGAAGTTCTTCAAGCTGAACATGATGAATTGGTGGAATGACGCGCACAAATCTGGAGTGGCCGTGATGCTGTCAAACCACCTCGGCGGCTTGAAGGATATGGACTTCGGTGCTCTGCCTGACGCTACCAAGCGGGTGTTCAAGCTCTACGACATCAACGAGCGTGAATGGAATGCCATTCGTTCAACGGCCTGGGAGCGGGACGGTGACTGGTATCTTACACCTGACAGGATTGCTGGATTAGATGAATCTCGGATGAAAGAGGTCTATAGTCTTAATAACCTAGATATATCCTCCGAGTCCTCCCGTGAATTAAGAAAGCTCAGGGATAGCCTAGAAGTCAAATTTAGGACCTATTTGACCGACCAGATTGAAACCGCCATTCCCCACCCGGACGCCCGTGTCCAAAGTCTCCTAACCCTTGGAACCCAGGCAGGTACTCCACTCGGTGAGGCTGTTCGCTTTATTATGCAGTTCAAGTCTTTCCCGATTGCCGTCCTTCGCCGTGGTATGGCTCCGTTCATTTATGGCAATGGAGCTGAATCGTTCAGTGAGGCGTTATTCAAGGGCAAAGCGGACTACGCTGGATTGGCCCATATCATGGTTGCCTCGACCGTGTTCGGTTACCTGGCGATGGTCGCTAAGGATACAGTTAGAGGACGTACTCCGAAGGATCCCACTAATCCAAAGACCATCGTCGCGGCTATGACGCAAGGTGGTGGCTTGGGTATTTATGGCGACTTCGTGTTTGGTGAGTTCAATAAGTACGGGCATTCAGCAATTGCTACACTATCTGGGCCAACTGTTGGACAGTTCGAGGATCTTGCGCGGTTATACTCTCGCGCCAAGGAGGGAGACTCTGTCGCTGGTCAGTCTTTGCGATTCATGATGAATAATACACCGTTCGCGAATCTGTTTTATACACGTGCTGCGTTGGACTATCTGTTCCTGCACAACCTACAGGAGACGGTTAACCCTGGCTATCTGAGTCGCATGGAGCAGCGAATTCAACGCGAGGGCGGGCAGCATTACTATTTGCCACCAACGCAGGTTATTCCGTACGGTGGCAGATAAATTCCGAGCACTAGCACTAATAACCATGGTACAATCTATAATAACATAGAGCAAAGCCCATGGTAAACGGGGCCGAAGATCAACTCCATCTGCTGCAGTACCACGTACAGCAACTTGAGCAAAAGGTAAAGCCATGACAATTTCGACCACCACTCGGACTGTTACCCATAACGGCAATGGGGTGGCGGTCAATTTCACCTACCCGTTCAAGATTGGCGACGCCGCAGATCTGCTCGTGTATCTCAAATCGGGTTCTGTCTTCGTCCTCAAAGCCCTTGGAACCGATTACAGTCTGACCGGGGTTCAGAACCCTGGTGGTGGAACTGTGACATTTGCGGTTGCCCCTGCTTCTGCGACGGGTAACGTACGCTTCTTGCGTCGCACCGCGTTGACGCAGCTGGTTGACTACATCACTAACGATGATTTCCCGGCGGAGATTCACGAGGCCGCACTGGACAAGCTTACAATGGCTATTCAGGATTACCTGGCTGATTCATTCACGCTTGACGCGACAGCAGAATATTGGGACGCTGAGTCCAAGGTTATTAAGAACGTTGCCAATCCGGTTGATCCTCAGGACGCTGCAACTAAGGCCTACGGTGAGGCTAACTGGGGCGGAATAGCCGTAGCATCAGCTGTAGCATCAGCCGCCGCAGCCGCCGCCAGCGCATCCGCAGCCTCGGGTTCCGCCAGCTCCGCATCGGCAAGTGCAACGGCGGCGGCCAACAGCGCAGCATCTGTGGGGTTTGGAGTACCGGATCTGCAAGCGCAGACCAAGACTTCATTTACATCCGCAGGCACCGCACCCAGCTTCACGATCACGACCTCCCCAGCTTACGGGGCATACGCCGCAGGGCAGCGCATGCGAGTTAAATTCCACGCGGCCAGCGCGGGATCAGACACCCTGAATCGAGATGGCCTCGGCGCGAAGAACATCAAGCAATATGACTCGGCCGGTGCGAAGGTGGCGCCGGTAATCGCGGCCAATATGCTCTGTGACGTCGAGTATGACGGCACGGACATGGTGATCCTCGACCCGTTACCGCCGGCGGGGGGAGGATCAGCAGTCACGCAGGGGCAATTGCAAGCACAAACCTATGTTGCATTCACTACCGGGGGGACCAGCACGGCGTATACCCTCACGCCGTCTCCCGCGTTGGGGGCGCTTGCGACGAATCAGCGATTTCGCGTCGCCTTTCACACCACCGCGGGGGCGACACCAACGCTGGCCATATCTGGGCTGACGGCGAAGAACCTGAAATACAAAGATAACGCTGGCACGAAGCAAGCTGTGACCAGTACGCAAATACCGACGGGGTGGATTGCCGATGTCGAGTATGACGGTACGGATTACGTGGTTCTAGATGTGCCGCCCCCGGCGGCCGGAGCAGTCACCAGCGTCAACGGCAACACCGGGGCAATCACGGCCTCTCAAATATCGGCAGCGGCGACAACGGGCTATGGCTATACGCCAGCATCAATAGATACGGGCAGCGGGGGGGTTGGGGCAATCGTATTGGCTGTCCGTGCGCCAGGCCCCACAGCGAACGGGGCGACTGCTTCCGCTGCGTCTCTAACGCTTGTCCAAGCTGATTTTGCGAGCGGGGCAGTGTCCGTAACTGGCTCGGTAGCTGCTGGAACGTGGCGAAACATATCCGGCACAGCATCGACAACCTCGGGCAATTCCGGGTTCATCTGGCAAAGGATTTCATGATGAAAATACAAGTAGAACTTGCGCATTCGCCGCGTTATGCGAGCGAAGACGGCACGATGATCGATCTTGATGTGAAGTTTTCACACCTGAATATGACGGTGCCGTTTACTGCAAATGCCGGGGATGTAGAGCCGCACTGCTGCGACCTGTTCCACCGGGCATTATCCGGAGAGTTCGGTCCAATTGCGCCGTATGTCGCTCCAGAACCTGTCGTCAATCCTGCCGTCGTGGAGAAGCAAAAGGACAATGCAATAAAAGACGCCAAGAACGCATCTCTATCTATCAATACGCGCATCGACGCCATCTTGCAACTAATCAATTCGAAATGATTTTTTAACCACAGGAGCATAAACCATGAAACACATTACCATTGCACTTGCCGCTGCACTCTCAATGCTCGTCGCTGCGTGCGCGGGACAGACGACAACACAGTGTGAACCGTATGACACCGCTTGCGAGACAAACCACGGCGGCGCTTGATGGATCAGATCATCGTCAATGCCGTATTGACCGGATTGCTCGCAGCGATGGCATTTACGCTGCGGGTGATTTGGGAAGGTTTCCGCGAGTTGCAAAAAGCCGACCTTGAGCAACTTTCGCAAATCTCTAGCCTAAAGGTTCTGATGGCCGATGCGTATATCAAAAAAGAGGACTTCGACCGTATGACTTCTGCAATTTTCACGAAGCTCGACAAGATCGAAAATAAGCTCGACGGCAAGGCGGACCGCGCGGGGAGGTAGTTATGTCTAGATACGACGAATGTTTAGCGTTTGTCCTTGTCGAGGAGGGCGGTTATGCCAACAACAAAGCAGACAGAGGCGGCTCAACAAATAAAGGAATCACGCAGCGAACCTATGACGAGTGGCAAGAGCGGCACGGATTACCACTCCGAGACGTTCGAACCATTACCGATTCCGAAGTGTCGGATATTTACAAAGACGCTTTCTGGAATCAATGCGATTGCCCGAACCTGCATATCCCGATTGATCTAGTCGTCTTCGACTCTGCTGTGCAGCACGGACCTGGCCGGGCGGCCAAATGGCTACAGCATGTCGTCGGTGCTGCGGTAGATGGCGTGATCGGATTCAAGACGCTCTATGCAGTCAATGACAACGTGATGCGTGGTCGGATAAAAACAATCGTTAGCGATTATCTCGACCTGCGATCCGCGTTTTATTCCGGGATCATCGCGCGGGATCCATCACAAAAGATATTCGAACGAGGTTGGCGGTCTCGCATGGTTCGGCTTGAGGCCGCGACAAGAACATAGGAGGGAATGACATGACACCGATACAGAAGTCAGTTTGCGCTGGGCTATTGTTTTTGATTTGGGGTTTCTTCGTTCTGGCGGGTGACGCGCCGCCGGACATGTTCATCGCGACGATTCGTGACGCGCTTGTTGCACTTGGCGTCGTGCATGTCGCGCTCGTTGATCCGAAAGGCAAACCATGAAAACCG